GGATTATCTATAGTCCATAGCTCTCTACATTCCTTACCGTAAGGACTGTAACTGGCTGGTACTTGGGCCATGTTAGGACTGTGATGGGCCATCCTTCCTGTTACAGTACGTAAGGTCAGTACCTTTCCTCTGACCCTCTCATCCTCACCACATTCTTGTATCCAAGATTTAAGTAAACCTGTACGCTTTTGTAAGAGGAAGTACCGACTAAACATCTTAGCCTCTTTCATATTTATCTTATCAAGAATTTCTTCAGAGACTATAATGTTTCCCTTATCAGTGTGATGTTTAGGCTTCCACCCCTTCTCCATCAGACGTTCAGCTATCTGTTTTCTACTGGCAATATTAAAAGATGTACTCTTACGTACCTTTCTAACAGGAGAGTAAGTGATAACAGGTTCAAACATTTCTTCTGCATCTCTTTCAAGCTGATGTTGTTCATCCTCAAGCCTAGACAATAGAAGCATTCCCTTTCTTATATTAAAAGCAAAGCCATTCATCTGCTGCTGATCTATAATAGCTCTTACCTTTCGTTCCAGTTCGTAAGAGCGTGTCGAGAACATCTTCCCTTCTTCTTCTAAAGTCTTGGCAAGTTTACCTGTCAACTCAACATCTGTTTTACAGTACTCTAACATCTCTGGACTATAATATTTAAACTCAGTGAAAGTTCCCTTGGGAAATTTAAGTCTTTCTCCCCATGTTTCAAGGGAATGTCCTCCCTCTCTAATAGGATTGTATAACTGAGATTCAATAAGAGTATCTCTTATCTGATTTAATTTAATGTTAGAACCTGTTAATTTATTTAAGACAGGAGCATCAAAACTAATACCGTTATGCATTATAAACTGATCTATTTGTTTAGACCAATCCCCGAACTGTAGACACTCATCTCCTATCCAAACTTTTTCTGTACTGCCATCATAAGAATGAGCTACAATACAATGTATAATATTAGCATTAAGATCATCTGTTTCTATATCAACTATTGCTCTTTTCATATGTCATGTCCACTTGATAAGCTTGTTTTATAGGAATGTGGAAAAACAATTCTCCCTTTTTAATATTCCTATTGGGTGCTTCCTTGACTTCACTTTCCAGTACCGTATCTCCATCTATATGCCATGCCTTACTACAATCATGGTTAAAAACTATAAAAGTTAATAGACATTTGCGGTGCTTGTCCTTCCATCTATCTAATAATCTTTTCTTTCTATAAGGGATACGTAACTCAGCCCATGAACTAGGCCACTCCCCTTTCCATGCATACTTAATCTCTACCTCATAAAGTTGTGCATCTCCTCCATCATCTGTCTTAACAGTCAGATCAAAATAAGTAGTCTCCTCTGAATTAATAGTACATCTTGGTTGAGTATGTTCCAACCATCCAATCATCTTTTGTTTAGCAGTAGTGTCTGCTATATTATAGAGTGTTTTATCAAACGGTTTCTTCATTGTCATTCTCCATAAAAGGATTGTCAACCTGAGACATGCGTCCTGTTTCTTTATCATAAAATAAATAACATGCTATACCTGTATCGCCTGTATATCTATTCTTTAAGATGCGAATGGTGGTAGTGTTAGCTTCATGCTCATCGTCTGCTTGTTGATTTCTTTCCATAGCTATAACACTATCAGATAGATGAGCTATACTGGCTGATCCTCTGAGATGAGAGAGACTAACTTCCCTGCCATCTTCATGTCCTCTATCTCCTGCTGGCCTACGTAGATGAGAGACAAGCAGTAAGGCTATACCTGTTTCCTCTACTAAAGATCTGAGCTTGGTCATTAGAACATCAATAGATTTTCTTTCATCTCCAAACTCCTCATTTCCTGATACCAATATAGAAAGATGATCCAGAAATATCCACTTACAGTCCAATGCTTTAGCCATATACCTTACACGATCTAGAACTTCATCATTAGATACAGATCCGAAATGATCAAAGGCATAGAACCTTTTGTTATCAATAGTTTTCTTCTGCCATTCTTTTAATTGGTCATCAGTAAATTGATCTCTAACTTCTTTAATATATAATCTAGCGTTAGCTTCCACGCTCATGATATTGAAAGCTGTATTCTTTATGTTCTCCTCCATACAAAGGATACCTATATTATCTAATGTATTCATCATGATGTGATGCATAAGTTCTCTAATGATAGAACTCTTTCCCATACCAGCACCGCTTGTAAAAGTAACGAGTTCTCCAGTTCTTATACCATAGGTTTTCTCATTCATCTTAGGCCAAGGATATAGACAAGTCTCACTATAAGATTCATCGTAAAGACTGTCACCCAGATCAGCAAGATTTATAATACCAGCAGGTGTATAGTTCTTGGCATCCCACCATGCCTGAGTAAACTTCTCTCGCTTATTAAACTTTAAGTATTCATTAGCATCTTTTAATTCAAGAGATATAATCTTACACTTATTAGGTTCAAATAACTGAGCTACCTTCTGGGATGCTTCTCGTCCCGGCTTATCATTATCAAAACATAAGACTACATTATCAAACTTATTCAGATACTCAAAGGATTGCTTACAATTTTCTAAGGCAGAGGCTGCTCCATTCTTTATAGAAACAACAGGCCACTTACTACCCAGCAATTCGTAAGCTGACATAGCATCTATCTCTCCTTCACATACAGTTATATACTTACCACCGCTATTAAAAATATTCTGTCCGAACAGGACGGCCTTGGATAGATTACCTTCAGACCAGAACTTTTTATTCTGAACTTCTTTAATCTTGTTAGCTGTATGACTACCCTCCTCGTCATAATATTTATAAATGTGGTGAGTAATTATAGAACCTGTTGATTTAACTTCAGTATTATATTTCCTTACTGTATCCTGAGTAATTTTTCTATCTGGAATAGCAGCTATAATACCTTGTATCTTACTGTGTTCAACTCCTGAATATTTCTTAGACTCTGACATTAAAAGTACTTTCGATTTATGTTCCATATCTTCTCCAAATCTAGTGTCACAACTAAAACAAAATGAATGTCCATCAGAATGCTGAACATTCCCATCACTTGACCCACATTCTGGACATGAGCCTCTGTCAAGCCATCCTTGTGTCATGGCCGCTCCTATTTAATGGTTGTAGTTTTCTGTAATATATAGGATATGTCTGGTTCGTATCCCATATGGCGACATAAAGTATATCTATATTCTATTTCTTCTTGAGCATGTTTCTTATTCTTATAAGATCCTACGGTTATGTTACCCATTTCTTTTTCGAGAACAATATTCCACTTAGATATCATCGAATGTCTCCTTCAAGAGAATGTTCATAAAACTTTCTTTGTCTTCCATAATTTCATCCGTTTCTTTCTTGGCTAATTTTTTAGATTCCTTTTGAGAATACCCTTCCTTATGGTATTGGTATACCAGATGTCTAAATATATTGTGTCTCTCCTTTTGAAATAAATTTTTACTCATAATTCTACCCATTCTTGAACTGCTTTCTTATATCCTAAGTCCTCTAGTTTTTGACGCAACTCTTTTATTATCTGATCTTTCTCCTCTATTTGTTGATTAAGATATTCAATATTTTTATGTAACTTAGTAGCCATACTTTCTTTTGTCTGCATAGTATACTCCTGTCACTCCCTCATGTCAATGTAGAATAGATGTTTACCTATTGATCCTAAAGCTTTAAAGCGAGGGTCAGATGCCCAGCGAGGGGTCACATAGTTAGCATGATAATGGGTAGCACCGACAGCTTGCCTTACTTGTATACCTTTCAGTGCCATCTCTGAAACATTAATAGATTTAATTAGCCCTTCAATTTCTACAAATCTTTCAGTCTTACCATCACACCAATAACTAAACTGACACCTATCCCTAACAGGATTACCTTTCCAATACTTTCCTTGATGTACTACTTGACAGATTGTATTAGGAAAATTACTGTTTTCTTTTCTTGTTAGTATTACATTAGCTACACTAAGCATACCTAATAAACTCTCTGATCTAGCTTCGTGATAGACAGCCTCAACCAGACAGTTAAAGTTATCTGCTTTAGCTAAAGCCATCATAACAATAAAGATCATAAATATAATTAATAAAAATAATACTTTTTTCATTGCAGTCTCACTACATGTACATCCGAATCTATCCAAGAATTTCTATCCATTCCTATTTGATTTAAGAACTGAATAGCTTCTATTTTATTTTCAAATATCTGAATTGATTCTCCCTTCTCATCAGGTAATACATCCATTGTTTCTATATCTTCAGGATCATATATATGAACAATGATATATGACATTCTTTTCTCCTATAGTAAGAGTAATAATAGTAATGATAAGATATCCATTCGCTCCTCCTATTCTACTTTTGTAAATAAATTACCCAGTATTGAACCGTCTTCTACTCTGCTTTCCTTTTCTGTATATGATGCTCCACCTACATTAGTTCGTTGGATATCATTATGATTTAACTCAGCCCAGTAGATCTCTAAAGCTTCTGTCTCTTGATGGGCTATAAACTTATGCATCTCCCCTGCTGGTACGATAGAAGTATCGCCAGCAAACAGATGAGTACTGTCACATAAACCATAGTCTTTCCATCTCTGGATCTCTAGTTCACCGCTAATTACATAGAACATATTGATCTTTGATTGATGCTTATGTTGTGAACAATAAGCTCCAAGCTCTACCTTAATTCTATGTACTTCCACGGCTGGTGATTGCAGTATAGGTTCTGTACTACCCCATACCTTACCTTCAATGACACTCATTTACTTCTCCTCCAATCTAAAATAAATGTAGTCATCTCCTACTGTAATAGACTTAACATTGGGGTTAACCTTTTGTTTTCCCACATAATTCCATTCCAGATCAGGGTTAGTGGTTGTCTGTTGATGTACCTCATCAAAGAACTCTTTGTTGTCTATATAAAAAATAAGATTTGTTATCATAGAAAATATTATAAACATCTACTTCTCCTTGTATACGATGTGTAATTTAGATACTATCTCTTTAACTATACCATCAAGGTAGGGCTGTAACCCTGCTCTATGTATATTAAATAATTTTTTATGTTGTTCGAGTTCTTCTTCAAGAGATTTAATCTTTAAATCTTTTTCATCTAGTTCTTCATCAGCCATTGTCTTCTCCTATCCTATATAGTTCTTTAACTTGTTCTTTTAAATAGGTAACTTGTTCTTTCAATGTTTGTATTTCATATTCTGCACCTGATACTCTATTTTTAACACCTTCTAATTCTTCTTTCATAATCAATGTCCTAGTTTAGAGTTGCGTTCTACTGCTTCATCTCTGGTGATGCACTCAAACTTTTGAATGCTTACCATCCTATGCTTAAAGTGATTATTAATTGATAAAGATAATGTATCTTTATATTCTCCAATATATTTCTCACACAAATTCTTATTAGTGTAAGGATAACTATATTGTATCCAGCCCAAGGGAGGGTGAACATTCAGCATGATCAAGGCTGTAATAAAATATATCATGCTACTATTCCATATTCTTTTAATACTTTTCTTGTATGATCTAACTGATCTTGTCTAAAACCATGATTATATATACTGTTTCCTATACTTTTTCTTGACCTTCTTCTTTTACCCAAAACTACCGTATTTTTTCCTCCAATTACAAAGATATTCTTATCCCTTTTATTATTCATTTGTCTCTCTCCTCTTCAAGACTTCTAATAATACCAAGTAGTTCTCTGACATCAGCCCGATAGGATATTCTTATCCCTTTTATTATTCATTTCTTTCTCTCCTCTTCAAGACTTCTAATAATACCAAGTAGTTCTCTGACATCAGCCCGATAGAGTGACCAGTACTTCTCTTTGTCCAAGTCACCCCTGCTGTTATCAGCCCTCTTTAGATTAGCCAAGGCTATGTCCTTGACTTGTTCGATCCTTTCTTTTCTGAGTTGCATTATGCTGCTAACGCCTCCCATTCTGGAGAAGCCAGCATCTTCCTCACTTTATCTTCTCTATTAACCTTTACATTATGAGGAGAACTTCCACGCTTACTATCAGGATGTGAAGACCAGTAGGTAGCTGCATTGTATGCAGTCCAGAGGGTTCCTTCCTCTCTCTTACCATAGGTTTCGTAGTGTCCTCGTCCATGTATGTGACGGTTCTCTTCATCAAAGATCTTCATGAGGTTAGATAGCATTACCTTATTAGCTACCTTCTTCTTACTGACATTATCAGTACGTTGAGCCAGTGTTTTAGTGAAGAGATTGATAGCCTCATACCTTTTTACTGGGGTATCATACCAGTTACGCATCTC